ATTTAGAACATCCATCTTATAGAATGACTTTTAATTATAAACATGGAAGATCAAACCATGTTTATGAATTACAAATAAAAGATCAATCAGTTTACTATGATGAAGAAGGAAAAAAACAAATTTTAAGACCTATGGATTTTAATAAAAAATATCCTGATTGGGTTTTCTTTTATAAAGATGCGTTTTACTTTTTTCTTAAACCAAGTTTTTCTTTTCCTAATAATGGTCAATATAGGTCTTATTACGATTTTGAGTATAAAAGATGTAATACAAAAGATAAATTTACAGATTGGATACAACATCTCAATGGAAAAAATTGGGTGACTAAAACTATGTTGCAACAATTTATGAGATTGGCTGACAAGGTTCACAAAGAAAAAACAGGTGAAAACTTAATTGGTTGGGGGAGTTTTTAAATGATTGATTTTGAACACGACCAAGCAAAGGTTCTACAAAAAACAGAAAACATTCGATCGTTAGCTGATCAAGTTGAAAGATTAGAATCATTACAAACTAGACTTGAACTGCAAGAAGACAATATGAAGAATACAAAAAAAGAAATAGAACATGTATCAGGAGAAATAATTCCAACTATGATGGCTGAGATGGGTTTGTCTCATTTAAAACTTATGGATGGATCTTCTGTAGATGTTAAACCGAATTATAGCGCCAACATCACTATAGCAAATAGAGAAGCGGCGTTTAACTGGCTTCGTAATAATGGACTAGGAGACATAATCAAAAACGAGATACTCGTGTCTTTTGGTCGCAACGAAGATAACAAGGCAGCTGATTATGCTGTTCTTGCACAAGAGCGTGGGTTTCAACCAACACAAAAGTTGAAGGTTGAGCCCATGACTCTTAAAGCGCTAGTTCGGGAGCGTATTGAGGCGGGTAAGGAACTGCCTACCGAGCTTTTCAACGTATTCGTTGGAAATAAAACAACAATAAAAAGGAAACAATAACAATGAGTAAAGAAGGAAACAATAAAGAAGTAATAAAAAAAGAAGAAGGTGCTTTGGCTACGACTATGTTCGAAGCTGATGCAAATGCAGGCTCTCAAAACATAACGCAGGAAGATCTTGCGTTACCATTCTTAAAAGTTTTGATGCCTCTATCTCCTGAAGTTAATAAAATGGATGGTAAATATGTTGAAGGTGCAGAACCTGGTATGATTTTTAACAGTGTCACCAGAGAACTTTATAATGGTGCCAAAGGTATAAATGTATTACCATGTCATTACCTTAAACAATATGTAGAATGGCAAGATCGTGGAACAAGCGGCGGCTCACCGGTAGCAATTCACAAAGCAGGTAGTGATATCGTGAGTACAACTACCAGAGATAAAGCTAAAAAAGATCGTCTACCAAATGGAAATTATCTTGAGACAACTGCTAATCATTTTGTAGTTGTTTTGGGTGATAGCCCACAGACAGCTTTAATTTCTATGAAATCTACTGGATTAGTAGTTAGTAGAAAATGGCTTGCAACTATACTGAGTCTTAAGCTTCCTTACAAAAATAAACCCGGGGTATACACACCGGCAACATATAGCCACATTTATAATCTAAAAACTGTTCAGATGTCTAATGACAAAGGAACATGGTTTGGATGGGGTTATTCTAAAGTTGGTCCTGTTACAGATGCTTCAGTTTATAAAATGGCTAAGGAATTTTCTGAAAGACTTGCTAAAGATGAAGTACAAGTTAAACACGGATCTGACGAATCAAAAACCGATTCACCATATTAATCATCTAGCGCAAGCTAGATTCCTAGGATTGGGCGTGGAAGCGAGAGTGGAAACGCCCAAGACAAAATTATGATAGAGAGATTTATAAATATATTTAAAGGATTAGAACGTGCCCATGGTGTCACTTATGTTGATAAAAAAGGAAATGGCGAAAAAATAAAAGGAAAATCTTTTGTAAAAAGAGATCCAGTCACAGAAAATTTATGGCGTATCCATTTACAAGGAACTGAACCAAGTTTAGGAATTATTCCAATTAATGATGAAAACAAATGTATATGGGGATGTGTAGATATAGATTCTTATGCAGGTTTTGATCATAAAAAATTAATAGACAAAATTAAATTACTTAACTTACCCTTAGTAGTGTGTCGTTCGAAAAGTGGAGGAGCTCATGTATTTTGTTTTACCACTGTTCCAGTAACTGCACAATTAATGAGAGATAAACTTCTATCAGTTAGCGCAGTATTAGGTTATGGGGGATCAGAAGTATTTCCTAAACAAGTAGAATTAAAATCGCAAGAGGATACAGGGAATTTTTTAAATTTACCCTACTTTAATGGGGATGATACAACGAGGTATGCCTTTCTCGAAAATGGAGAAGCGGCTAATATGAATGGCTTTTTTGGATTATATGAAAGACATAAACAAACGCCAGAACAACTAGAAAATTTAAAAGTCAAAAGACCAGAATCAGAATTTAATGATGGTCCTCCATGTTTAGAAACTATAACACAATCAGAAATTAAAGATGGGAGAGATAGAATTCTTTATCAATATATACAATATGCAAAAAGAAAATGGCCCGAAGACTGGCAGAGTAAAATAAATAGTTTTAATTATAAATACTTTTCTAATCATCCTGAAGGGGCATTGGAAGATAGAATTGTACAAGGTAAAATAAAATTTAATGAAGGAAAAGAACTTGGTTTTAAATGTAATGAAGAACCAATGTGTAATCATTGTGATAAAAAATTATGTAAAACTAGAAAATATGGTATTGGAAGAGAGTCTATATTTCCAGAATTAAGTGATTTACAAAAAGTAGAATTAGATGAACCATACTATTGGGTTAATGTAGATGGAGAAAGAGTTAAATTAGATAATATAGATTGTTTAATAGAACAAAGATTATTCAGAAGAACTGTCACAAAACAAATTAATAAAAAACCACCTAGAATTAAAGCAGGGGATTTTGATAAATTTACAGATTTATTATTAGCAGGCGTAGAAATTATTAAAGCACCACAAGGATCATCTATTATTGATCAACTTAAAGATCATTTGGAAGAATTTTGTACTAATCGTACTGCAAAAGATACCACTAAAGCAGATATTCTAAGAGGAAATGTTTGGACTTCTGAAGGCAAGCATCATTTTATTTTTAGTAAATTTTTTCACGGATACTTACAAAGAAAAAAATGGGGGGAGAAATCTCAACCCACTCAACAAATGTTAAAAGAACATTGTAAATGTAAAGATGATAACCGAATTACTATAGGTAAGAAAAGACCTAGCGTAATGATCGTAGACGCTTTTGAAAAACCAGAAAGCAATTATCAACCTAAACAACTTAAACCAAAGGATCCGTATTAATGTTAAACATAGCTGAATTAAATTTTGTTGGAGATCAAAAACCATACATTATAAATAACCAAGAATACAAATTTAAAAAAGACGCTAAACAAGCTTTCAAGGAATTTAGAAAAACTATTCCTACAACTATCTGTTTAAATGAAAAAGACACCATTGTTATTTTTAATATTATGGATAAATATTATAGACTTCAAAATGAATGGAGAAAATACAGACCATTTATTCAAGGAGTTAAATATACAACAGGTCATAAGTGGGGAGAATTAACTTTTTATTTTAACTTAAATAAATCTTTTCCTGAAGAAGAATCAATTACATTAACTACTCCTAAGATTTTTAATCCTTCAGTAATGAATAGTTGCTTATGTTTTGCGTCCGAAAATGTACATGAAGCAGCCCATAATAATACTTACGTAGCCAAAATGTTTCGATCAGCGGTCGAGGATCAAGTTTTTAATTTTCGAATAAATAGCCATGCTCAATCAGGTATTCATGAAATACATCACGCGGATATTACTTTTAAAAATATTGTTCTTAGTTTTATGAATAATGTTATGAAAATTAATGATCGGGATAAATTTGAAAATAAAATAAGACCTTTAGGTAAATACATCACTAGTGAAGGACAAATCTTTAATCCAGATATTCCAAGAGCTGTTACGATAAGAGATGCTTTTGCAGAATATCATCAGAAATATGCTAAATTAATTGTAACTTTAAAAAAGCCGCATAGGGAAGAAACATCGGAAGAAATAAAATTTAATACTTCTTTGAGAAATAAAATAAAGGAAACAGAATGAAAACCATAGTATTAGGACCACCAGGAACAGGAAAGACTTGGACTCTTTTAAATAAAGTAGAAGATTATTTAAAAAATACGGATCCAGATAAAGTGGGTTATTTTGCGTTTACTAAAAAAGCAGCTAACGAAGCAAAGAGTAGAGCAATGGATAAATTTAATTTGTCCGAAGATGATCTTCCTTACTTTAGAACTTTACATTCATTAGCATTTAGACGTCTAGGAATTAATAAAAATAGTGTTATGCAAAGTAGGCATTATGAAGACTTAGGTAGACAGATAAATGTTCCACTAGACTATAATGATTACGATGACGAAGAAACAGGATTGTTTACAACTAAAAGTGATTACTTACGCATTATTAATTTAGCAAAACTTAGAAATATACCATTAGACAGACAGTTTAATTTACAAGAACACAATCAAGATGTCGAGTATGACAAATTAGTTATTATTGCGAATGAATTAGACAACTATAAAAAACAATACAATTTAATAGACTTTAATGACATGATTTTAGAGTTTACAAAATCAGATGCCGCAATTCCTAAATTTGAAGTAGTTTTTGTTGATGAAGCACAAGACTTATCTTTGATGCAATGGGACATGACAAAAGCAATTTGGAATAAAACAACAGATTCTTTTATTGCAGGAGATGATGATCAGGCTATTTTTAGATGGGCAGGTGCTGATGTAGATAGTTTTATTACTCAAACTGGAAAACTTTTACCTCTTATTCAATCAAGAAGAATACCTAAAAAAGTTCATGATGTGGCTATGAAAATTATTGAGAGAGTTTCAAATAGAATACCTAAAAACTGGTTACCACGAACAGTAGAAGGCTCACTTACTATGCATAATACATTTGAAGACATAGATATGTCTTCAGGAGAATGGATGGTTTTAGCTAGAACTAGGTATATGTTGGAAGCATTAGAAGAAACATTAAGAACTAAAGGTTTTTATTATGAGAATAGATTTCAAAAATCATATGAAAAAAATATTCAGGAAGCGGCTACTGATTGGGAACATTTACGTAAGGGTCAACTACTTCACTATAAACAAATAGACAAAATTTCTAAGTATATGGGGCCTACCCATTGGGAAAAAGAAAAACTTAAAGGTATGACTAAAGATTCTTTTCATGGAATTGATAAACTCACCGAAGATTTTGGACTAAAAATAAATACAGAATGGTTTAATGCATTTGATGACTGCACTATAGAACGTAAAGAATATATTAGAGCCATGAGAAGAAATGGGGAAGCTTTAAATAAAGATCCTAGAATTCATCTTTCCACTATTCATAGTGTTAAAGGAGGAGAACGACAAAACGTTGTATTATTAACTGACCTAAGTCACAATACTTATAAGTCATACGAAAAAAATCCTGATGATGAGAATAGATTATTTTATGTAGGTGCAACAAGAACCAAAGAAAATTTACACATTATCCAACCTAAAGATGAATATAAAGCTTACCCGATGGAGAATATGTGAGTACATACGACAAACAAATCGGTGGAACACACTATCAGAAATTTAAAATTCAGCCAAGCAAATTTGTAATTGAAAATGAGTTGCTATATCCTGAAGGATGCGTTATAAAATATATCTTGAGACACAGACTGAAAGGAAAAAGACAAGATTTAGAAAAAGCAATTCACTTTATAGAAATGATTATTGAACGAGATTATTCCGAGAAAAAAGATTTTTTAGAAGAAGCTGAGAAAGAAAAGAAAGAATTAGAAGAATCATATCAAGAAGCCAAAAGACAAACAGAAGAACGGAGATCCACCGAATGGATTAAAGGGTATAACAAATGGAAGAAAAATAAATGATACAACAACCACTTTTCAAACCACAAACAGAATGGCTACCACCAGAAGAATTTCCAGATCTATCTAAATATGATGAAATTTCAATAGACCTAGAAACTAAAGATCCTAATTTAAATATAAGCAGAGGCTCTGGTTCTGTTGTAGGAGTAGGAGAAATTGTAGGAGTAGCTGTGGCTGTTAAGGATTGGTGTGGTTATTATCCAATTGCTCATGAAGGTGGTGGCA